GGGGGGGGGGGGCGGCAATTCACTTTGTCCTTTTCGCGGTTTTGGGGCATATGCAGCGTCTTGCGCGGCGAACCCCGGAGGGGCTCCGTTGATCTGAGCGGTTTACGGGGGGCTTTCCAAGTGTTTTTCCGGGGCGCACCGACGGGCGGGGCGACTTGAAGCACCGCCCGCAGGCCATATGGTCGTCGGCGATCACACTGCGCTCGAGGCGTCTGGCGCTTCCCGAAACGGCGCTGCCCGGCCCAGTAATCGCACCGGCGGATTCCTTGAGGCCGGATCAGTAATCCGTCTCGACATAGACCCCGGCGCAGTCGAGGGCGACGGCGGCGGCTGTCGCGCCATTGTTCATGTAGAGGCGGGGCGACAGGAACTGCGTGGCGGCTGGCAGGTCGATGGTGACCTCCTGCTCGAAGATCGCGCCTGACACTTCGTCGACCACCCGCACCCAGGCAGAGCTGCCGTTCGGCGGCGCGGCGATGAACAGGGTCAGCACGCCACCGGTGGCGATGGCGAAAGCCGCCCCGAGGTCGGTCAAGGTGGGTGCCACGGTCCCGTCATTGGCGACCAACTGCCAGTTGGCATGGGTACCACGCTGGAAGCCGATGCCGATGCAGTTGATGGCTGCTGCCAGCGTCAGCGTGGTGGCAAGCGCGGCGGTGGAGCCATACAGTCCGAAGAAGCCCATCCCGGTCGCCTGCAGCGTCGTGAGCGAAATCCGCGTGACGAAGGTCCAGCCGCCGAGACCGGCCGCATTGCCGCGCCAGCAAGCCCAGCCTGCGGATCGTTGCTCGGCCACCGAATCCACCACTGCTGCCGAGGTCAGACGCCAGCGACGCATGCTGGCGGCCAGGTTGGTTGCGGCGAGCGTTGGATGGGAGACGGTACCGACCGAGGTGATTGGCAGACCTTCGGTGGTGATCGTGGTCGTGACAGAAGGCGACCAGTTGGCGATCCGGTTCACCCCGAAATGCGGCTGCAGCGGGAAGTCCCGGCCGGAGGGGCGCATCACGTCTATCCACGGGGCCCCCGCTCGGTTGCGGGCATAGACTGCCGCCTTGCCAATGGGCGGCGGCGATGGCGCGGCGCTGAGCCCCGGCAGGATGGTGGGTTGTGGCAATTCCACCTGGCCGTTGGTGCGATCGATCTTCAGGGCATCGAAGAAAGCCGAGCCATCCGGGCTGACCTTGAAGCCGAAATCGTCATTGCCCAACAGGCCGATCAGCGCCCGGGCCGAAAACCCGGTCTTGAAAGCGAAAGCTGCATCGTTTCCGGCGGCCGCCTTGTTGACGGTGGCCTCGATCCCAGCACCGGCGTTGTTGAACAGCAGTGCCGGGGTATTGACTGACACGCGATTGTAGCTGTCGGCTGTCGCCCCACCGAGGCCGAGAAGCTGCGCGGTCAGGTTGGCCTGGGGCATGCCGACCTGCGTCACGGCATTGGCGAAAGTCACGGTCGGCGTGTTCACGACCGTGGTGCCCCCGGCCCCTGCCGTGGCCGAGCCGATGTTGACAACCGTGGTCGATCCGGATGCGCCGCCGGTGCCGAGGTTCACGGTCTTCGTCACGCCGGTCGTCGTCGCCCCAGTGCCCATGCCGTAGGTGGCAGTCGTAGTCGCCGTGCCGATGCTGGCCGATGCCGCCGAGACGGTGACAGTGCCCGAGGCGGTCAGCGTGCCGGAGAAGGTCTTGTTGCCGGTGAACGTCTGGGTGCCCGCCAGGATTGCCAATTCGCTGGAGGTGTTGGGCAGAGTGAAGGTCCGGGTCGTGCCGGTCGTGATCCCCGACAGCGAGAACAGCGCTTTCTTCGTCGGATCGGCGTCGTTGACGAGGCTGAAGATCGCGTCAGACACATCCTGCGGCACGCCGACCGGGTCCCAAGCACTTCCATTCCAGACGACAAAGACCTGCTCGGCCGCGATCCAGACCAGCCAGCCTTGGCGCGGCACCAGGCGCAGCCAGACGCCATCGACCCAGAAGGCCACGTTCAGATCCCACCCCGCCCAGAGGCCCGTCGCGCCCGATGCCACGAGGTGGCGGTCGCCATCGGGGGGGCTGGCTGGCGGCGTGGTGCGCGTGCGGTCGAGGACCGACAGTTGCACCATGGCATCGAGGAGGCGCAGGGCCTCGTTGTGAGTGACATGCTTCTGGGCTTGGGCGGCCAGAAGGTATGGCAGTCCAAGATGGGTGGAGGTGTCGGACATGGATCAGGCCTTCAGAATTGAAGTGTGACGGTGGCGGGATCGCCGCGACCGAGGCGGTTCGAGAGTTGGTAGATGCGGATCGCGAGTGACTGACCGGGGCCGAGCAGCGCGCCCCAATCGGCGGTCTGCTGGGCGGCGGTGTAGAGGACGGACGTCGTGGTGCTGGTCAGCGTCCGCTTGACGACAGCCCCGTCGAGGATCTGGACGTCGTAGCTTTCCTGGTCTTCGGCAAGCGGCACCTCGACCTGTTCCCAGGCATCGGCCACCAGCGCGCGCGACCGGCGCGTCCAGCGGATCGTCAGATCGCCCGGACTGCGCGCCGTCCGCCACGGTTGCGCGACGTGGACCGGGGCGAAGGGCACAAGGCCGCGACCGGCTGGCGTGAAGGCCAGCGCGGTGTAGCTGGCATCACTGACTGCCCGTGCTGCAGGGCCGATGCGCCAATTCCACGGCAGACCGAGATCGGCCTCGGCGATGGGCAGTGAGGCCAAGGCAGAGTCCATGACCGCCACGCGTGCCCCAGCCGGGGCAGGATTGCCCATCGCGGCTTCGGTACCTCGCTGGCCGCGCAGGAGGCGGGTCAGACGATAGCGGCCGGAGGCGATCAGTTCGACCGCACCCGCCTGCACGATCTCCCAGACGCCGGGCGCGGATTCAACTGCCAGCGCATTGGCACCGCCGAACAGCGTCAGGTCAGTGACGCTTTCCAGCGTGCCCGAGACCAGATCAACGACCAGCGCATTGCCGAGATCGAAGCGCGAGGTCGGGCCCTGATAGAAATCCGACACCAGCGTGCCGATCCGGGCGCGGCTGCCAAAGGTGTTCAGCAGGTCGAAGCCATCGGTCAAGGGGCTGCGGAACACTGCCATCTCGCCTGGCCAGGGAACCGCATGCGCCGCGACCATTGGCCGGTGCGCGGGCTGGTCCTCCGAGAGTTGCGGCAGGTCGAGCAGGACGACATCCGGTGCGCCGAAAACCACGGACCGGGTCAACGTCGCCGGTCGCGGATCGCCTGGTGGCAGGTCATAGGCAGCGCGGTCCTGGCGGACAGCCTCGATGCCACGACCATCGGAATCGGCGATGGACACAAGACGGAACTCGATGTCGCGGCCATCATGCACCAACCGGATGACGTCGGCTGGGTCGAGAGCCAGCCGTGACGGCGGCAGGCGGAAGGTGGCAGTCTCGCGGCCGATCCAGGCTTCCATCAGCGCGCGGCGGCAGCGGCGTTCGGCCTCTTCGGGCGGGATCGCCATGGGGAAGGATTCGGACGCGATGCGGGTGGTGTCGACGGTAATACGGCGGGCTTCGACGAGCGCCGCGTCATAGTCCTCGTCAGCTCGGGCGACCTGCCACTTCAGCGCCTGCGGCAGTTCGGTTTCCTGCGCACGGACAAGTTCCAGTGCCTCGCCTTCGCGGGAGGCCACGAGGGCGTCATGGGTCAGCGTGATGCTGGACGCCCGCCCGCGCATGACGAAGCGGATCATGCCTTCCGTCTCGATCGCATCGAACCCGAAATGCCGGGCCAGCGTGCTGATCGAGGAGCGTGGTGCTTCCAGCGCCGTGATGGCATAACCCTCGACCGCCCCCCAGAGGCCAGACACGTCGATCAGGTCCTCCGGCATCCCGGCGCGCAAGCACAGGTGGCGCACGAGGGCGGCCAGCGACACGGCCCCCAGCCGCCCGGTCAGCCAGTGGCCCAGCCGCCAGTTCGGGCCATCGGTCCAGACGTCCGTCAGTTCGGGGAAAAAGGGGTATGGCCGCGCATCCCAGGTCCAGGCGGCACATTCGGGCTCATGCACCATGCGGCCGCCATAGACGGCGGAGATCGGGTTGTTGGCCGGGTCGCCCCAATGCAGGTAGCTGGCCTCCAGATAGGCGCGCTGGATCGCGTCATCGCGCCAGCCGCGCGAGAAATAGGGCGTGAAGCTTTCGGACGACTTGGGGTCGAAGAAGACATTGGGCTGGTTGGTGCCCCTGTCGATGGCCGGGCAACCCAGTTCGGTGAAACGGATGGGTTTCGATTGCGGCACCCATGCGGTGGCCAAGCCGCTCTCCACCCCGCCCGGTCGGTTGAAATGCTGGCTCTGCCACCAGGCGCGGAAATCCTTGGGCCGAAAGACCCACGGTTTGCCCGCTGCACCATCGGTAATCGCCGTGCGGATTTGCGCTGACCGGTCAACGGCGCTGGCATAGAACCAGTCGAACCCTTCACCGCCCGCGATGTTCGCCTGCAGGTAGGCGCGGTCGTAGATCGCAGGCCAGCCTTCAAGCGCATCAGCATGGTCGAAGCCATCGCGCCAGTCGGACAGCGGCAGGTAGTTGTCGATACCGACGAAGTCGATGTTGCTATCCGACCAGAGCGGGTCGAGGTGGAAATAGACATCGCCGCTGCCGTCTTGCGGATGGTGGCCGAAGTATTCCGACCAGTCGGCCGCATAGCCGATCTTGGAGCCTGCGCCGAGGATGCTGCTGACATTAGCCGCGAGGGTCTTGAAGGCGGTGACGGCGGGATAGGTGCTGGCCGCTGACCGGACGGTGGTCAGCCCCGGCATCTCGGTGCCGATCAGGAAGGCATCGACCCCGCCTGCCGCAGCACAGAGATGCGCATAGTGCAGCACCATGCGGCGCAGACCCCAGTCGCTGGGCGAGCCGGTAAAGCTGACGCTCTCGCCTGACACGCTGAAACTGCCTGGCGTCGCCGCACCGAACAGCGCCGACACTTGCGTGGCCGCCGTGCCGGTCTTGTCCACCGAACTGGCAAAACCCGCTGCCGGGGAACAGGTGATCCGCCCCCGCCACGGGAAGGCAGGCTGGCCCGGTGAGGCAGCGTTGGCGCTGTAGGGGTTCGGCAGCGTGTTGCCGGGGGGCACATCCATCAGCAGGAAGGGATAGAAGGTGACACGCAACCCACGCGCCTTTATCTCCTGAATCGCCTGCACCACGGCAAAGTCGGTAGGCGTGCCGCCATAGACCGGCCGATCTTCGGCGTCACGGCTGACCAGGTGGGCACTGGCCCGGCTGACCCCGTTAACCGACCAGTTAGCGGGCGTGGTGGCCTTGGTGGCAACCTCGACGCCGGGCTTCACTTTGCACGAGCCCGCGCGTAGGTCGTTGCCGAACCAGGCCACGACGAGGCTCACGCTCTCGACCGCCGGGGCCATGGCCTGCAGCCGGTCCAGCGCCACCACGATGTCGGGCTGGTCGGGCAGCGCGTTCAGGTTCTCCGCCACCGTCGCGCCACCGGTGCCCTTGCGGATGGCGTCGGTGGCATATGTGAACTCGCCCGAGGCCGGGATCAGAGTGACGGCCTTCACCAGCCCTTCGGCGGTGTCGGGGTCGGCCAGCGGGCGGAACACCTCGAAGCTGAGTTGCGGCAGGCGGTTGCCGAAGGTGGCCAGCGCCAGATCCTCGAACACGACGTAAGCCGTGCCGCGATAGGCAGGCGTGTTGGCTGCGCCCATCTTGGCTGCGATAAAGGGATCGGCCGTTTGCCCCTCGTTGCCGGGATACCAGCGCCAAGTCACGCCGGTCATGTCCATTGCCTTTCCGTCGGCCCAGACGCGGCCGATGCCGGTGATCGGGCCTTCGCACAGCGCCACCGCGAAGCTGGCATAGTAGAGGTACTCGGTGGTCTTGACCTTGCCGCCGCCACCTCCCTTGCCGCCGCCTTGGGTGGTGGTCTTGGTCTCTTCGCGGAAATCGGTGGCCCAGATGATGTTGCCGCCGATCCGCATCCGGCCGTAAAGGCGCGGGATCACTGCGCCTTCGGTGGCCGAAGTGATCCGCAGCGTATCGAGCCGCGCGCCCTCGATCCGCTGGGCCGGGGCCAGCGAGGAGACGATCCAGCTGTCGACCACAGAGCCCACGGTCGAGCCGATGAACCCACCGATGGCCGCGCCGGAAAAGCCGAGGATCGCACCGCCAAAGGCCCCGCCGATGGCAGTGCCGACAGCGCCGAGGACGAGCGTGGCCATGGGAAACTCTCAGAGCTGAGGAAAGAGGAAGGCGAAGGCGATGCGGCGTCGCCATGCGGGCGTCAGCGGTTCCTCGATCACGCCCAGCCGCTCATAGGCGTGGAGGAAGGTGTCAGGGCCGGTGAGGATCCCGACATGCTTGGCGATGGCGCGGGGCATCATGCGGAACAGGATCAGCGCACCGGGCGGCGCATCTGCGGGTGCGATTTCCGTCATCATGCGGCGCGCGCCGTCCGCCAACACCTCGCGCGGGCCGGTCTCACCCCAGTCCCGGCTGTAGGGTGGGATCGGAAAAGGCTCGGGTCCGACGACCTCGCGCCAGACGCCCCGTGCTAGGCCGAGACAGTCACAGCCGACCCCGCGCAGGCTCGCCTGGTCGTGATAGGGCGTGCCGAACCATGACCGCGCAACGGCGATGACAAGAGCGGGATCGACGGTCCGGTGTGATAGGGTCAAAGCACCGCCCCCTCGTGGCCGCCATCGGTGGTGGCATAGCGCAGGACCGCATCCTGGCCGGGGATGTTGGGAAACCCCCGGAAGTTGGCGACATTGGCGAACTTCGTGCCGCAGGTCGGGATGCGCTTGTCGCACCCGGCGCGGATGGTGAATGTGTCGGTCCCGGCGATGGCGCGCACCGGGGCTTCAAGCAGCGACATGATGGCGACGCCGTCGACGAGGTCATGCGCCAGCACCTCGGCCCGCCGCCCGGCATTGGATCCACTCGTCCAATCGAGGGTGCCAAAATTGAACCAGCCGGTGGTGAAACTGCCAAGCCCCGAGGCGGTGAAGGCGCGATCGCGCAGCAGGTCGATGATCGCGCCTGTGCCCTTGAACGCCGGGGCCTCGAGATTGACTCCGCAGCGCGTATCGCCAAGTGCGGCATCGCATGTCGCCTGAAACGTTCGTCCGACCGTCTGGCCCAGCACATGGGCTAGCGATCGCACCTCGGCGACGAAGGCGAGCCGCCCGCGCCGGATTTGGCCGATGGCGCCGCGCCGCATCAGCAGGCGCTGGGAGAGCGCAGCCCAGTTCACCCGCCAGACCTCGACGGCCGCGTTGTCCCAGCGTCCGTCGAGAATGTCGGTCTCGGTGATCCGGTCGGAGGACAGCACACCTTGGGCGTCCTGCGCATCGACGGAAAGGTCGGAACCGGAGCGCACCTCCGAGGCCGCAAAGCCGCTCTCCGGCTCGAAATCGGTGCCGTCGAACGTCAGCGCCCGATCGTGATCCGTGAAGCCAAGCGTCACCCCATCGGCCCGCACGATCCGCCAGCACCAGGCCAGCGTCGTCGTGCCCTCGTCGAGATGGGCCTGAAGTGCGGGAGGGAGCGCCTTCACTTCCGCCCCCAGCCGCGCCANAGGGCNACNGAGGCCAGCGCTGAGGAAATCACGCCCCCGGCCGTGCCGGTCAGNGCGTAGAGNTTGAAGGGCCGCAGATCGAAGCTGCCGGTCNNCAGATCGAAATCCGCNAGCCCGGCCATGGCCAGCCCGGAGGCGGCAAGACANGCCAGATAGACCAGCCCGCGTGCGAGGTTCCAGTTCATGATGTTGCCTTTCCTTTGAGAAANTCCATCAGCCGCTGCCACCNCGACNGGGCGGCAGGCGGTTGGCTCGGTACCGGCAGCGGCACGGGCAACGGCACCGGCTGGCTCGCCGGGCGCAGCAATGCCAGCGCCTCGGTCTCGGACAGCCGCCGGATAGGTCGCGAGAAATCCACCCGCCCGTTGCGATCCACAGCCCAGACCGGAATTGTGCCGGTCGGGTAGCGGCCATCCCGGAACAGATCGCGCTCCGCCTCGCGGCGCGTGCGGATCGCGGCGGGTCGGAGCCAGCCCATGAACCCCTGCGCGGCGGCGGCGCGGTTGCCCGCGTTCAGATGGCGGGTCAGCGACGCTTTCGCGATGCCGCCGGTGTTGTAGTGGAAACTGACCAGCGCATCGAACTCGTGCGGCTCCAGCGGCACCTTCACCGCACGCAGCACCTCGGCCTCGTAGGTTATGATGTCTGCGCGGAAGAGCCGGAACGCCTCGCGGATCCCTGCATCGAGATCGGCGGGCATGCCACGCGACATCCGTGCCGGGTCGGGTGGACCAGCGGCTGCAGTGTGGCCGATGCCGAAGGTCCAGACGTTTTTGACATCGAGATAGGGTCCGGGCACGAGTCCTTCGTGCCGGACAAGAGCCAGCAGGCCCCGGTCGGTCATGTGCATGAGATTACCCGAAGAGAGAGGAAAGGATCAGGATCAGGGCGGCAATCAGAAGGCCGACGCGGACGCGGTGGCTGAAGGTCTGGCCTGGATCGGCGGCGTCGCAGCGGATGGAGCGCGCAAGGCGGAGAAGTTCATGCATCGGGGGTGCCCCCCTTGCCGCTGCGCAGACGGGCGAGCACGACTTCAATGAAGGCGGGGCCGAAGACGCCGACGAGATAGGCGGCGGAGCCCGCCGCACCCCCGGCCGGGATCACTTGCGATGGCAGGCCGAGCCAGGCGGTGATGACCGCCATGGACAGGCTGCCCATCCCCGCCGCGATCAGACCGCCGAGCAGGATGTGACGCAGGGCATCGCGGAGCCGCATCCGTGTGGTGAGCGCGTTGGTGGCCCCGCCCAGCGCGCCCCAGGCCGCCAGGATGACGGCGGTGGAGGTCGCCAGATCGCGCACAGCGGCGACAAAGCCAGCTTCTTCGTTCATCGCCGGATCTCCAGCAGCGGGATGGATGTGATCGACCCCAGCCGCTCGAGGTCAAGGGTGACGTCGAGCATGTCGGTGTCGAAGCGGACAGGGACGTCGAATTCGAAACCGGCCGTGATGGCAACGCCCGCGCCCGGGGCGATAGTGAACATGATGCTGCCGGTGGCGGTGTTGACGCTCCAGCCGGTCATCTGTTCGACCCCGTTCAGGGCGATGCGGACAGTGCCGGCCACCGGCTTGGCGATGGCACGGGTCCAACTTTGCGCGCCGGAAGTGTAGCGTTTCAGCAGGGCGAAGGTGGTGACCGCACCATTGCCGGTGCCGATGGGCTGGTCAGTCGGGGCGACCGGCTGCGACGGCAGGCAGGATTTGTAGTCCGCCCAGTCCTTGTAGCGAAACCCATGCAGGCGGCCGTTGCGGGCCTCGAAGAAGGCAACGACCGCCGCCAGATCATCGGCGCGGCGGATGCCGTAGGCCACATCATAGCGGCGGCGCGAGTTGGCCCAGCTGGCATTGCGCTCTTCGTCGCCAGAGGCCAGTTCCACCACTTGCGTGCGCCGTTCCGGCCCCCCGCGCGCCCCGCGGCTGATGTTGTCGGGGAACCTGACGTCATGGAATGCCATCACATGCCCCTCCGCCCCAGCGACACAGCGCGGGCGATGTCGCTCGCCACCTGCGTGCGCGATTGGCGGAAGCTTTCAGCGTCGCGGGCCATGATGGTGACGTTGACCGCAGGCGCGCTGGTCTGGCCGTAACCTGCTGCCTCGCGGCGAGAGAGGACACGCTCGCCCTTCTGCAGGATCGCCGGAACCTCGTCGGGCTTGATCCCCGCCCATCCACCCGCATGCATGCGTGGGGCATTGGCGAAGGCGAGCGCAGGGACCATTCGGCCCGGGCCCGGCGATCCGACCGTGCCACCCGCGTGGAGGATGTTGGCGAAGATCCCGCCCGCACCGCCCAGCGCGCCTGACAGCGCATTGGCAATGGGGCCGAGGATGAAGCGCCGGGCAGCCAGTTTGGCCAGATCGGCGATCATCGACGCGATCAGATCGCGGAAATCCAGCTTGCCGGTCTTGACGAACTCGCCCACGGCGTTCTCGGCGGACGTGAAGGCCCCGACCAGTGCCTGACCGATATCGCCGCCGATGTTGCGCGCCCTGGATGCGTAATCTGCCAGCGCCGCACTCACCGCGCCCCAGCCGGTCGCAGCCTGATCAGCCCCGTTCGCCGCCGCCGTCCCGACTTCGCGCGCAGCCGCACCGGCACTTCCGGCAGCGGCTGCGGTTTCGTCCAGTTCGGAGTTCAGGGCATCTACCGAACTGGCGGCATCAGCTAACGCCGTTTCGGCATCCGATCCGGTCCCGGTCACCGCGTCGCGCAGCGCCTGCCAACTGGCCAGCGGACGGCCTGCGGTATCGGCCAGCATGCCGGCCGCTTCGCGGTAACCGTCAGCCCGGCCACGCGCGTCGTCTGCCATCGTGCCAAGCCCGAGGTCGGGCGGCTCGAGGTAGGTCCGGGACAACGCTGCCGAGAAGGCGTCAGCTGCGGCCGCCCCGGCAGCTGTTGCGGCCCCCTGGAACGGGTTGCCGATCCGCGCCAGTTCTACCGGATCCAGTGTGCCGATCCGCACCCCACCTTCGCCGACCGCCCAGTCCGGCAGCAGCTCCAGCGCGGCGTTCAACCCGTTGATGAAATTGTTGATGCGCGTGACCACGCCGTTCAGCATCGCCTCGACACCCGAGATCAGCCCGTTCGCGGCCTGGAAGGCAAAATCGCCGATGGCTCCGGGCAGACTGCCCCAGATCGCCACGGCAGCATCATAGGCTCCCTGGAAGATCGCAGCCGTCCGGTCGCCGAAGCTGACCACGCCCGCAATTGTGCCGTCGAGCGCCGACAGCCCGGCCGCCTTCAGCCCCTCCCAGCCAGCGGCCATGTTGGCAAAGGCTGCGTCGAGCGACAGACCAATGCGCGACCACACTTCTTTCGCCAGATCACCCAGCAGGCGGAAGGCTTCGCCGACGCCGCCGACTCGGGTGACAAGTTGCGAGAACTGATAGACCAGTTCCCCCGCGCCAACGATCAGCGCCCCGATGCCGGTGCGGATCAGCGCCCCGCGTAAGAACACGAGTGCGGTGGCAAGGCCGCGCACCGACAGGGCGGCAACGGCCAGCCCGGCGACCCAACGACCGGCCATGAAGGCGGCGAAGGTCGCGGCATAGGTGGAAAGCCGTGCAAGGTTGTCGAAGACTGCGGTGATCGCGCCGCCGATGGGCCCGGTGCCGCGTGCCATATCGGCCAGTGCGTTCGCCACCGTCTCCAGCGCCGGGGCGACGGCTGCGGTCAGGCGGTTGGTCAGACCCAGCCAGATCAGGCTCAGCTTGGCGATGGCATCGCCGGTGCGTTCGATCTGGGCCGCGTCGGCCGCGCTGACCGCTACCCCGAAATCCTGCACGTCCTGCGCCGCCTCCCGCAAGGTGGCGGCGTCGATGCGCAGAAAGGCCAGTGCGGCCCGGTCG